AAAACTTTCCAGAAGTTTATTGAAGAAAAGTATCGTGTTGCTTCTGGTGATATTATACAACATGAAATTGGGGTGGAAGATGAACCAGTATAAAGAAGGTGTCGATTACAATTATGTAATTCCAGAGAACGAAGAAACCACCGTTGGTATTAAACTTTTGTCGGGTAAATATATTGATACCGTATATCAATACGGTAAAGTGAAGTTTGAAGAAGAACCAGGTGGTGCCATCTATCTTCAATTCGTGTATAATGTACTAGAGACTCCTCTTGAAAAGGAGTCATTGAATACCGACATGAATTTTAAAAATCATATTGGTGATATTTTGGTAAACATCATGTCACAGAATCTAGACAAAGGAATTATTGATGAAGCTGGAACAGACTATTCTGAGGAATCTGATACAGAATGACGAATATTTGAGGAAGTCTTTACCCTTCCTCAAAGATGATTATTTCACCGACAAGTCTGAAAAGGCAATTTTCAATGAGATCGTATCGTTTACAAACACTTATAACAGCACGCCATCTGTTGAAGCACTTACACTGGCCATCAAAGAGAAACGTAATTTTACAAATGATGAAGTTGAGAAGTGCGAAACTTATCTTCAGGAAATTGAACAATCTTCAAAGACGGAACAAAAAACTGATAACAATTGGCTCATCGACAAAACTGAAAAGTTTTGCCAGGAAAAAGCCATTTATAATGCAGTCTTAAATTCAATTTCAATTCTTGATGGTAAAGACAATAAGAATGATAAAGGTGCAATACCTAAAATTCTATCCGATGCACTAGCAGTAAGTTTCGACAATTCTGTTGGCCACGATTACTTGGAGGACTCTGATGCTCGTTATGAATTCTACCACAGAACAGAGGAGCGAATTCCTTTCGACCTCGACTACTTCAACAAAATCACTAAGGGTGGCCTTCCAAAGAAAACCCTTAATATCGCCTTGGCTGGCACTGGTGTTGGTAAGTCTCTTTTTATGTGTCATGTCGCCGCTGGTGCTATGGCACAAGGTAAAAATGCACTATATATCACCATGGAAATGGCTGAAGAAAAGATTGCGGAACGTATAGACGCCAACTTGTTGAATGTATCAATCGATGATTTGATGCAACTTCCAAAAGACCTGTATGACCGAAAGGTTAAACGTGTCCGAGAAATGACAACAGGTAAACTTATTATTAAAGAATACCCAACAGCATCCGCATCTGCTGTACATTTTAGGACACTGCTGAATGAACTCAATCTCAAGAGGAATTTTGTACCTGATATTATCTTTATTGATTATCTTAACATTTGTTGTTCTTCTCGGATCAAAGCCGGTGCAAACGTTAACTCCTACACTTATGTCAAATCCATTGCAGAGGAGTTGCGAGGTCTTGCAGTTGAATTCGGAGTACCAATTATATCTGCTACACAAACAACACGGAGTGGTTTTACTTCATCCGACCCAGGACTCGAAGATACAAGTGAAAGTTTTGGTCTGCCCGCTACGGCAGACTTGATGTTTGCATTGATTTCTTCTGAAGAACTTGAAGCACTTGGCCAAATCATGGTGAAGCAGTTGAAGAATCGTTATTCCGACCCATCAAATTACAAAAGATTTGTGCTTGGTGTTGACAGGTCAAAGATGAAACTGTATGATGTTGAACAAGATGCACAATCTGGTTTAGCAGATGCGGGTAGAAATCCTATACAAAAAGCACCATCACAAAATGGTAACTTCAAGAAGAAAGATTTCGGAGGATTCAAAGTATAATATAAGCCTAAATAATTTCATTTAGGAATGAAGATGGCTCAAGAAGGTTTTTTATATGAAGAAAATGCGGCCAAAGCCTTAATTAAGAAGAATTGGGTTAAGAAAGATTATAAGCCTGCGGGTGCATCATCTGATAGACCCGATTTGGATTTATTGGTGAATGGAAAAGAATACGGTTGCGAATTGAAAAAGGATCTCGCATCAGCAGGTTCTCTAGTGATACACTATCTCGGTAATGGTAAATATGATTATGGTGATACGGAAGGTAGCAAAGAAAAAGAATTCCTAAAAGGCCTTGGTGTAAATGCTAAGGTGCTTCAAGCCATTAAAAACAAATGGAAAGTTGAGCCATTTATTCAGAAGGTGCGTGATGCTAAATGGGTGGCTAGAGTGAGAAAATCTGGAATGTCTCTAAGGGAAAGATATGACCACGACATTGGAAATTTAAGAGATATATATTTCCCACTACCGGCAAGCACAATAAGTAAATATTACAATATTAAAGATACATATTATGTCAATGTTGCAACTCATGGATTTTATTTGTTAGGTCGAAGTGATCCTGCGGGTTTAAATGACCATGCTGATCCGAAAATACCATTATGGGATGACAAACACACCGCAGTTTTGAGAATTCGTATTCAATCCAAAGGTGTCACGAAAGCCGCTGAAGATGAAAAAAGAAAAGGTTGGCCTTCAGCCGGCGCACAAGGTTATCAAATTACTATGGAAATACAATTCAAATCTGTGACTAAATCTCCTTACAATATCGGACCTATCGTTGGCAAAACTGCTACGATTGACGAAAAGAAAATAATATTACCATAATATGCCACTAGACAAAGATACACAAAAAATTCTCAGTGAATATGATGATGACTTTGATTTCGGCTTCACTGCCACAGATGAAGAAGAATACAATTCAATCATTTCACAAAAAGACGATACGGTAGAAGAATATAAAGCTAGGTTAGCCGAAGCTGAGAAACTTATTCTACCATTTTTGATGAGGCTACTTAAAACTGCGGATCAACCAATCATTAAGTGGCCAAATCGTAAGCCCCTAATCGAAGCACAGATAGAAAAACTTTTAAAGGTAACACGAGGTTAAATTATGAAACCATTGGTGACGGTCATCACACCGACTACGGCGAGTGACCAATTAAATGATGTATTGAAATCAATCGACAGACAAACCTATCCGAACATACAACACCTTGTTGTTGTAGATGGTTTTGACAAGTATGGTGTTAGAGCCACACAACTTATGGAAGGTGCAACACGTTCCACAGCATTTTCACTCCCATATAATACAGGTTATGACCAATACAATGGTCATAGAATCTATGGTGCAATGTCATACATTGCCGAGGGTGACTATATCTGTTTCCTAGACCAAGACAACTGGTACGAAGACCACCATATTGAATCCTTGGTTGATGTTATACAACAAGGTAACGATTGGGCATATTCGCTACGTAAAATTGTTTCCCAAGAGGGTGAATACATATGTAATGACGATTGTGAATCTCTTGGTAAATGGGACTCTGTTATTAACGATAAATTTATTGATGTGAATTGCTTTATGATTCCGAAGATGGCCGCAGTTCACTTCTCTCCTTATTGGTATCGCCGTGCAAGGCATCCACAGGAGCAACCAGAAGTTGATAGAATTTTATCTCCATTTATGATGCAAAATCTACCAAAATTTGACACAACTGGTCAATATAGTGTAAACTATCGTGTAGCTAGTCGTGCAGATTCTGTGCAGGATAGTTTTTTTATTAAAGGTAATGAAGTGATGAAACAAAAGATGAATGGAGAGTACCCATGGCGCAAAAAGACCTAATCATTGGTGCATTCAACAACTACACAGATTATGATGTACTCAAGCCTTGGGTGCAATCTATCAAAGACACCGGGTTCAAAGGTGATGTTGTTCTAATTGCAATTGGTACTACACCGGAACTGATAAAGAAATTGATTGAAGAAGGTGTAATTGTTGTTTCTGTACCACGAAATGATAACATGATGATTCACATGCAACGATTCATATACATTTATAATTTTTTAAAAGAAAATAGAAATGTGTATCGTTATGTAATTTCAACTGATGTTCGTGATGTTATTTTTCAATTTGATCCGACAGACTATCTTGAAAATTGTTTTCATTCTGTATTCCCTTCATTGGGTATATTAGCATCCTCAGAGTCGATAAAAATAAAAGATGAGGAATGGAACAGAGAAAATATTCGTAAGAATTTTGGTGATTATTTCTATAAAGAAGTGCAAGAAAATGATGTGTGTAATGTTGGCATTCTTGCGGGAAAAAGTGAGTTCGTTAAAGAATTGTGTTTCTATCTTTATCAATTCTCGACAAATCGACCTGACTGGGTTGCAGACCAAGCCGCTTACAATATGTTGTTGAATACTGATATCTGGAATACTAAAACTTCAATAGCGAGATTAAAAGATGCATGGGCTTTAAATGCACACGTTACGAACAAACCCGATCTCATAGAAAAGCTGAAACCTTATTTATTGGAAGAAACACCTACAATGTCTGAAGATGGACTCATTAGGAATTCTAAAGGTGTTCCATTTATTATTGTACATCAATATGACAGAGTGCCCGAATGGATGGAATATTTCTCTAAAAAATATGGAATAAACATCACAAAAGATACGAACACTGGCACATCGCCTAAATACACATTGAGTAAGCAGTAAAATTTATAATTTAATAAATATGGGACTTTGAAATGAGCAAAATAACTATTGTCACCGCATTCTTTGACATTGGCCGAGGTGATTGGTCAATGAACATGCATCAAAATGGCGGACCACTTCCGCATTATCTACAACGTTCTGTTGACAAATATATCGATCATTTCACACGCATGTGTGAGATTAATACTGAAATTATTGTTTACACTTCACCTGACGTTGCGCCACGTTTAGCCGCAATTTCTCCTAATGTTAAAGTAGTTGAGTATGATTACTTTAACCTTCATCAAGAACTCCGTGATAAAATTGAAGCCGTTCAAACATCACCTGAGTTTGTCAAAAAAATTAATCCCTATCAAGTACGTAATCCAGAATATTGGTCTAAAGACTATGTTGGTGTTACCTCACTCAAAGCATTCTATGTTACCGATGCATTTGAGCGAGGTCTAATCACGAATGAATTTGCCGCTTGGGTTGATTTTGGTTATTGCCGTGATGATGAACATATTCCAACAAACAAAACATGGGAATATGATTTTACCCCAGGTAAGATGCACTACTTCAACTATCGTGATCCTGACCTCAGACAACCAAAACAAAATATTTCACTAGCCGTACAAAATAATGTGGTGTATATTATTGGTGGTGTATTTGTCGGACAGAAAGAACAATGGCAAGTTCTCTCTGACGATATGAAAGAAGCATTAGAATATTTGATTAGTATGAATTTGGTAGACGATGACCAAGGACTATTGCTAATGTCATACTTTAAAAATCCAGATATGTATGAACTTCATAAGATGCCGCTCGATGCACCGATTGAAGATGTTCGTTCGA